AAATCGGCGGTAGGACATTAGCCGCGATGGATGATCCTATCAAGTATTTCATGAATACGATGTTTGCGAAGGAAAAAATCGAACCTGTCATTAAAGAAAAGTTCCCGGGTGCAGACGACGCGACATTGGTTCGTCGCTATAGCATAAAGTGTCCTAAAGAAATAATCGATGCTATTATGCAGAAGCATGATACTGACCTTGTTAAATGCTATAATGATTATATTAAGCCGATTATTGAACCGTTCTTTAAACTGGAAGAATTCATCGGTGCCGGTTCTGAAAAAGATACGTTTGAATTTATCTTTACAAGAAATGCGTCCGTTGACAGCGTAAAAGACCAGCTTATTAATAGCTTGAAGATCGACCGTACAAATATCAGAGTCGAACCGTGGGTTTTAACGCAGAAAGAAATAAAGGCGGCGTCTGAATATATCAGAAATGATAATACGGCAGCAAATAACTTCAAGTCATTTATTTCTGAAATTTTGAATAACGGTGCACATAATAAGATTGAATTAAGCACATTGGAACTTACATTGCCTGAAAAAACAAGAAAAACCTTGGTAAGCACCAGAAACGATGCTAATCCAGACCGTTTTAAAGGCGTTGTAAAAACTATTATTGAAGCCATTGAAAATAAATTTATGAAAGCCATCTATTCATACATTGGTTTTATATTCAATGACGATTATAAGGTAACGGTATATTTCAAAGACGATAGCGGCGTTGCTTTTGCCAAAGAAGATTATAAAGCCGATGATGAATTTACGATAGGCAGTTCTGGCAAGGTTACGGTAAGTAATACGGAATTAAAACGAATTAAGGAATTGCATTTAAGCGACGGCCTATATAAATCAGTCGACAAGAGCATTGAAGATACACAGAACAACACAAACAATAAATGGTATACATACGCCGTTCAGCTAACGCTACCGCGTGATATACTTGTGCGTGATCTTAGAGCCGCTTACGACGCTATTCCTGATAATATTAGGTTTGAATCGTTCAAGGCTGCATTATTCGGACATTTATTAACTGAAATGAATATTGTTAACGAAGATGGCGGTCAAACATTATTCCAGACAGCTAAAAATTGGTTATATAATAACGAAAATGCAAATAATAATGTAAGCACAATCGATAAAAACATATATGAAAAATATTCTGCAATACTTGTGCGCGCTAAGATAGGTAATATAATTGAAATGCTGAAACGAAATTATAGCAAGGTATTTAAATTCGAACCTACAAGTATGGACAGCTTACGTACGGGCAGTACACAGCTAGGTATTATTAAGTGCCATGAATCGATAAAAGAAAGCGTAGACAGGAATCTTGTAAAGCCGATAAATGATTCAGATGCTAAAAATATAGTACAAATAATAGAAGTTACAAAATATCAAGAAAACAATTAACTTAATAAAAACCGGATAATAAATCCGGTTTTTTCATTTATAAATAAGACATGAGCGGAATAACACAACATATTAACGATTTTACCAATAACAAGTTTGAGGTCAGGTTTTCAAATATCGTAAACATGACCAATTTTGAACTTGATAGCCATATACTTGATAACTACGTGAAGAACGTAAGCGTTCCAGACCTTTCTATACCGATGCTAGACAGTAGGTATAAGCACGAACGTCAATTGCACCCGAATCCGATTGGCGCACGCGATTTGCAGACTATGAATATCGAGTTTATTCTTGACGAGCATATGTGCAACTATTTCCTATTCTATTCATGGATTTACTGGATGCGTTTTGGCGAACCGTGTGGTAAAACCAACCTCAAGGGACAAGAACTTCTTAGAATGGACTGCGTTGACGCGATCGAGCTCGTATCGTTGAACAATAATAACAAGATTATGTCCAAGATGAAATTCAAGCATGCGATACCGACAACGTTATCGAATTTGAGTCTTCAATATGGCTCTGCAGAACAGGTAACATTTGTCGTTACGTTCGAATATGAAATTATTGATTTGATGCTTGAAAATACTGAAGATATTACTGGTTCTACCGAACATATACAATAAAGATTTTTAGAATTTTTATCTTGCAATGTTAAAAACAGTTTACAAAAACTGTTTTTTTCTTATTTTTATAAATATATTATAGATGTTAAAAGATAGCTTAAAGATACCAGTAAATAATGAAGAATGCGACCGAACTAATAACATAGTCAACGGTTTCTTTTATATTTTGCAGTATAGGGCGACATCGAGCGTGTCAACGAAAGAAGGTTTTGACAGGATGCCGGTCATATATTGCTTCGCGCCAGATATCAGGGATATAAATTGTTTCTGGGGAATAAATTTTCATTATTTTAATCCAACCGAACAGGAATTGATTTTTACGAACATGTTACGATATTATAATGTTATGGAGCACAACAATAAAAGAGTTTTGCTGTCGAATGAACAGCTTAATAGAATTTATACAAATATCGGAATTGGCGCCAGGTGTTATAATAGAAAAAATGTTCTTGACGCTTATAGGATTAAAAACCTATATATTCCTAAATATTTGAATTTTGATCCAGAATTCTATATCAAGAATAAAGAGCTAATTAATATTAAATTCAATTTGGCACCGGGTAATAAAGGATTTTAATTTTGAATTACGAAAAAATTTATTGGGATATCATTTTTAGAGCACAAAAACGTAACAATAATTTAATTCTTGAGGTCGAAAAACATCATATAATACCGCGAAGCGAAGGCGGTTCTTCAAAAAAGACAAATCTTGTTGAGCTGACGATGAAAGAACATTTCATCGTGCATATGCTATTGATTAAAATGGGAAGATGTTTAAAATACTGCTATAGGCATTTAGATTCGAGTAAGGAATACGTCAAGGAAAAACGTAAAGAACGAAAGAAGAAAGGCCTGTATTATGAAGGTATGGAAGAGCAGGTATAAATAGTATATGAATTTAATATATGAAGTTTCAAGCAGCGTAATAAAGAACACTTATAAGGTATTCGCCAGACTGTTATTTGATAACAACTTTACTTATGGCGAGCAGATAATGAAACGAGACGGCGAGCCGGTTCTCGCAAACGGCGCTCAGCAGACGATTAATCAGTTTGCCGAACGTGCATTGGCGAATACGTTTTTTAGAAACGGCGCCGACCGACGTTTCGAACCAGGCGCAGCAAGGATTGCGATTACCGAATGCGGCTGGAATCCATTTAAAGATGGCGATGTCGACGTATTAAAAATATCCAGGCTGAAAAAAATTCTGGAATTTATTACCGCAAATTATAATGACAGAAATAAGATAGACAATTACCTAAACAATAAAAGCCTATCTGAAATATACGCTGCATATAAAGACGAGCTTAATAAAAATAAAAATGCCGAAAATAAGAAGCTGTCGGCAGAAGTTTTCGACAATGAGCATAAGTATAAAATTATCAGAATTGATACATTTGCACAATCAAAAAAATATAGCGGATTTACAAATCCGAAATCAAGATGGTGCGTAACATATAATTCGAGTAATTATAGAGACTATACTGAATCTGGTACTTATGCCATGTATTTTTGTTTACGCGATGACATAAACACGGTGAAGTATAAAATTGGAGAAAACTGTCCGTTAGACGATTATGGCAAATCCATGTTATGCGTTATCGTCGACACTGAAGGCGATTTGGTTACATTCACTACAAGGTGGAATCATAAAGACGCGAATAATAAGCCAGTTCCGGCAGACAAGGGCGTTGGCGATAAAATGACAGTAAGCCGAATTGTCGGCGTAAATTTTAATGAAGTATTTAAGCCGTATACGCCAGAAGATCTCCAGAAAATCAAAGATGCCAGAACAGATGCCAGGACAATAAAGTCATATGAAGAACTTACAGCTAATAATAAGCCTTCAGCTGATTTTGATGAATATATAAATGCAGTTGCTGACTACTTCGGTGACAAAAATGATGATTTACTTAATGACGGCGTAGACGAAGACGACTTATATCTGATAGATACGTACGACGATATTTTTAACCTGATTGATGAATATGAAGAAGATACTAATGATTTAGCAAATGATTATTCATTCGATATATCAAGATGTACCGCATATGGAGACAAGGCAATTATTGCGTCGACCAACGGCTACTATAAGCTTGTTACATTTAAGGCAGAGCTAACCGATTGGTGCGATAAAATTCTTTTATTTAATAGAAAATCGCCGATATATTTTATAAAAGAACATGGTGCCGATTCTTATTCTATCCGCGGGTTTAAAGGAACCATAAATGCAGACGAGTTAAAAGGCAAAAAGATAACTAACGCCCGTCTAGAACCTGGTTTATACGATAATCGAAATAGACGATATTTGTTTATAGTGCAATTGGATTCTGGCGATGAATATCTTGCCGAAGTATACGATAACGTATTCCATTTGTCAGCAAAATTTGACCTGCCGAACGATTATGTAATAAAAAATGATTTATATGTAGAGTCTGCGGACAGGTTTAATTATCCAGAACAACTATATGGCATATGGAAAATTCAGCGAAAAGGCAGCAACGAATTTAACCTATGCTCAACCGGTAGCGAATTTAGGCCAATACTAAAAGATGAGTTTAGTAGCTTTGTGTCAGGTCTGTCAAATGCGCCTACCGATATGATGTTATTAAAAAAGGGTGATGACTATATAGTATGCAGGCTGAGCAAAGATTTGTCGGAAGCCGAATACATAACAGATTCGCCAGTAGCCAATAAGCCATTAAAATTACGTGATGACACATATATAATAGTCAATAATATGACGCTGGCTGGCAAATTAAATAGGCGCGAAGATACCCTGTATAAATATGACTTAACAGTATGCACGAAATATAAGATATTTAAATTAAACGGCATATATGCGACTTTATCGATGTTGGATCATTGGTTTGAGCCTACATGGGTACATCCGACCGGCTATATAGAAGCACCGAAAGAAGTATTGGACAATAACTCAGGAGCATTAGGCATATATCTAAAAGATTTAAGTAACATGGAATATGTCATAATAGATACGCGCGGCAATACGCTTTATACAGATGTAGTAGGCAGGCAATATAGCCCATGTACAATAAAAGTTGAATGGGATGTATCTTATGATATGGCTGCAGTAGTAAAAGTCGGTTATTCTTATGAAAAACGTGTGCATCTAAAAGATATGTTTAAAAATATAAAGAGCGAATCGGCTATGTTAAACTATGCAGCATTTTTGTGTTAACGGAAAAAACTAAATAAAATTTACAAAGTATTGCAGTCAGCAATACTTTTCTATATTTAATGTAAAAATAAGGAAACGTAAAATGAAAGTATTAATTTTTGATATATCAAATTTAATGATGCGTTGTCTTTTTGCACAAAAAGTAGATCCTACCGAAAAACGTTTTGACCTGTTCAAACTTACATTTTTAGGGTCATTCACGAAGGCATTAAAACAACATACACCAGACAGGGTTATCTGGGTAGAAGACTCGGAAAGCTGGAGAAAAGAATTGTGTCCGGAGTATAAGGCGAATCGTGCTGCAAAGAGAGAACAGTCGGTCGTCAATTTCGATGTATTTTTCCCGGTAGCTACTGAATTTTTTGAAACATTGCATAAATGCTTTAGAAATATTCCGTTTATCCGTGTGCCAAGGGCAGAAGCTGATGACTGTATAGCCACCATTGTCAAAAACAAGCCAGAATGGGACATTATAAATATCTCGTCTGATAAGGATTTCTATCAGTTGTTCAAGTATGCCAACTACTCGCAATATGACGCGGTTAAGCATGAATTCGTACAGTGCCTTAATCCTGAACATGCCTTATTGCTTAAGATTATAACTGGCGACAAGTCTGACAATATTGCCGGTCTTAAACGCGGCATAGGTCCAGTAAAGGCATTAAAGATAATTAACGAAGATGTCGATAAATGGGTAAAAGAGGAAAATCTTAAAGAAAAGTATGAGCTTAATACAAAGCTTATTTCATTTAATTGCATACCTAAGGAAATAGAGCTTGATATTATGAAAGCACTGGATTCATTCGAATACCAGGAATTCGATACCAAGGCATATTTTAAATTTGTTCAGATGAATGGCCTTGTCGAATTAATGGACAATATGACAGAATTTACAAACTTGATTAAAGGATTAAAATAATGGGAATTAAAAGTGAACAGAACTATTTAAAAGAAGGCCTTGCCGCTCAGCATACTATTTTCGAAAGGCTTAAGTGGTATTACGATAAGTTGCCGCGATATACAATCGAAGAATCGCCTGAAGGCTCAAGGAAAGACCTTATTGAAAAAATTGACATTACTGTTACTGACACATTAGATAATACTGAAATAAAATACGATATAAAGAGCACGAAATACGAAGACAAGATTACATATACCTATATAAATCCGCTTGGTAGAAATAGTAAGCTTGCAAATGGCGACTTTTCCATAGATTTTATTTTTACTTTTGGTACATATAATATTGGCTATATTGTAAAGGCTGAAGATTTGTATGACGTTCTTCAGGAACGAATTAGAGCCAAGGAAACATATAAAGGTAAGACAAATCCTAAGAGCAGGTATATTTGGCTTACGGTAGATGACATTAAGAACATGGCGGTTGGAACAATATGAGTAATATAATACCTATCTTAATTCTTATAAATAATAATGGATAGAAAATTGGTACTTTTCTATCCATTCAAACATAACAATCAGGAGTTATTATGTCTGTTAAATTATTTATAAAATGTAAAATTTGTAATTTTGAAAGTAATAATTTTCGTGGTTTTTCAAACCATATAAATAAAATTCATAAAATATCTTCAAAAGATTATTATGATAAATATTTAAAAAAAGAAAATGAAGATGTTTGTTTAATCTGTAAAAATAAAACAACATTTTTTAATTTGGCACATGGATATAGAGCATATTGTTCAACTAAATGTGCTATGTCTGATGAAAATACAAAAAATAAAATAAAAGAAACATGTTTAAATAAATATGGTTATGAATCTGCATCACAATCAAATGATGTAAAAAATAAAATGAAAGAAACATGTTTAAAATTATATAATACTACATCGTCTTTACAATCAGATATCGTAAAAGAAAAACGTGTAAAAAATTATTTTGAAAAACATGGAGTAAAATCACCAAGTCAATCTCAATTTGTAAAAGAAAAGAAAAAGCTTACATATTTAAAACATTTTGGAACTGAATTTTATTCACAAAGTGAAATTTGTAAAAGATTAAGAAAAGAAAAAACATTAAATGATTTATTAACGTATATAAAAAATGGTAAAATATTAGATTTTACACCGTTTAATGTATACTATCATTGTAATTTATGTAAAAATGATATGTATATAAATTATAGTACATTTTCACAAAGATTACGCTATTATAATGTTGAACCATGTATTATATGTAATCCATTAGAAAAACCATATTCTAATGAAGAAAAAGATTTATTAAAATATATAAAAACAATTTATAATGATACCATTATAGAAAATGATAGAATAATTTTAAATGGAAAAGAATTAGATATTTACTTACCTAAATTAAAATTAGCATTTGAATATGATGGAACATATTGGCATGCAGATTCTAGATTTTATAACGAAACTGATATTATAAAAGATCGTATTGCTAAAGATATTTGGATAACAGATAATAATAAAAATAATTTATGTAATGAACTTAATATAAATTTAATTAGAATTAAAGAATATGATTGGATAACAAATAATATAGAAGAAAAAAATAAAATTAAAAATATTATAAATGAGGCTATAAATGAGTAATATAAACTATTCGATGATTGTTGCTGTTTCAGATAATAATGTTATAGGAAAAAATGGTCAACTTCCATGGCATCTTAAAACTGATTTACAAAGATTTAAAAAATTAACAGAAAATCATGTTATAATTATGGGCAGAAACTGCTTCAATTCTATTGGAAGACCTTTACCGAACAGGACGAACATCGTCGTTTCGTCCAATCAGGATTTGGAAATTCCGGGATGCATCGTTAAGCCTTCTTTACAGTTCGCTGCGGACTATGCGAATTCGAAGAATGACCTTACACCGTTCATTATCGGCGGCGGAACATTATATAGGCAAGCGATAAACCTCGTAAATTACCTATATCTTACAAAGGTCCATACGACGATTCTGGACGGAGATACGTTCTTCCCTGATATCAATATGGGTCAGTGGGAAATATTGTCCCAGGAAGAGTTTAAAGCAGATACGGACAACGATTTTGATACGACATATATGGTTTTAAAAAGAAAGCGATAGCTCGTATTATAAATAATGTATGATAGTTAATTTTAAAGAAGTCGATAAGAAAATTGAAAAAATCTTAAACATATTGGTCTCCAAAGGATTCTCGTATGAGATTTTTTCAGAAAAAAGATTTAATATAATCGATAACAACGTGAATTTCGCTGAAAAGAGAAATATCGGAGTTATTACACAGTATAATGATGGCAAGATTTCCGTAAGGATTTACGGCCATAAAAACCGTCATAAACTTAAGGACGTTATGAAGGTCAATGAAATAATAATTAAACCATCCGAAGGCGTTTCTGATGCTTCTTCCAAGACGACTAAGTTGGTTAATCATTATATTAAATCTGTAAAATCATTATAAATATATAAAGAAATTAGGAGATTAATCACTATGGACTATAAACAGGATTTCAAAAATTACTACGAAAAGAAGCTTCAGGAAGAATTTGAAGCTGCTCAACAGGCTACAGCACAGCAAAGCTACCAGGCTTCACAGACAGCTACTAGCAGCCTTGACAGCATTGTAGCAAGATATATCGGCAACGATATTAAGGAAGGCCTTAAGCAGCTCGCTACTGACCTCGGTACTGCCATTTATAACTATATTATTTCTGACAAGTACATTCAGGACGAACTCTTCAATGCGCCGGATGATAAGACAAGCTATATTGACCTGATGACACAGAAGATTCAGAAGGGTGCCAATATCACGCTCGTTGACCATCTCCGTAAGATGGCTATCGATATCTCTAACGCTAAGAATACTATCACTAAGTAATTTTCAGAAAAATTTATAAATAAACGGTGTAAAAACCGTTTATTTTTTCTATATTTGTAAACAGTGTTTTATAAGCCAATGGTGAACATATTAGATCAGTGTAATTATACTAGGCTATCAGCTCTTTTTTATATGAAGAATATAAAATCTAATGAGGTGATGGGCGATATCATATTCGTAGATTTATTAAGGCATAAGATAGACGTATTGTCCTTGAAGGATAAATTTCTATGGTTTAAATGTAAACCTAAGCTTACAAAGAAAGAATACCAGTTTTCTACATTTTCTGAATTTAAGCGTATCGTAATTAATAATGAAAAAATAGTAAACGACTTTATCGACAAGTCTATAGACTGGGAGAACAGAAATGAATCCTTATGAACAATACATGTATAACGGCTCATTAATCGAAAGCATAAAAGATACGTTACAAAGTTACGGCTATACTTATGACGAACGTCATGGCTGGTATAATGAAAACGAAAGCAGGCTTAACAGTGAGCAAAAGCGTATCGCGAAAATCGGTATCGAAAAAATGAAGAAAGCCGTCGACGAAAATAATAAATTGATAAAAGAGCTTAATATTTAAATTAAAAACCCCAGGTTGACTGGGGTATTTTTTATGCCGCTTTTACTTCAAGCTTCATAAGTTTATTCTTCGCGTTGTCGAGGTCGTCAGAACCCCAGTGCTTGTCGCCACCCGCGAACAATTCAAGACATTTATCGGCTACACCGGCTTTGAACCTGCTGATACCGCTACAACGCCAGATGCCACGAATAAAATCGTCCGCTTCTTCACGGCTGAATATTCCGCAACCTTTAAGCGTATAAAGACAGTCGTGGACAATCGCGCCGCAATTATATTTCATGTTCTTGCTGTCCCATTTCGGAAGAAACCATGTAAATGCGGACGGGATAGACGCTCCGTCTGTTCGGAAACCTTTTTCCAAGTATACATTAAGCTTGTAAGTCTTCTTGTTTTTTGTATACGTGACAATGATTGTGGCCGGATTTACAAATGTATATATTCCGTCTTTTTTGCCGACTGTAATTTTAGAGTAGTTGACGCTCTGTACTGTTATTGCCATAATATACCTCCTTTGTGGCCTATATATTATTTATTATAAATAATTATATGATGAATTTTGCAGACTATAAGAAACAGTATGAGCGATATTTGAATCTTGTTACCAAATATCTGCAGACATATCTGTTAATCACATATATAGGCAATTATACAGAATTACACAATAAACCTAAATATCATGTAGCTAAGAAATTCTTGGATTATATGTTCTATGACGCCTATATCAAGGAAATACCGCCCGACGGCAGTATGAGCCTTCCGGCAAATATGCAAGGTTATCCATACTATCATTTCTATGACCCTACGCACTTGGATAATATATTCCTTAAAGAATCGTTGCTGAAAAATACGTGGCTGCGGTTCAGGCTGTTCATCGACCATGATTATTGCCACTTTATAGAAAATGCAATGCATGCATATAAGGACGCGACTGACTGCTATCTTGAACTTTTACCGATTCTGTGCCAGTCGATCGGATTGCCGACATATAGCGACGGAAACCCGGAATAACGTATATTTAAATTATTTTTAAACGTCAAGTTAACTTGACGTTTATTTTATTATATTTGTAAATTGTTATAAATATATTAAAATTATTGAGGTATTATGAGGTCAGTTCTTGATATCGCTGCTGGTTATTTAACTGAAAATCTGATGACATTATCAGAATCATTCCATGATGAAAGTGTCAACCAGGCTAGAAAATATATTGAAACAAATTATGAAAAATTTTATGTAGTTAAAGGGTTTGACGAATTGACTCCCCCTAAGCCGGCAAACTTAAAGGAATTTGCTGCAAAAAAAGTCAGAGATATTCAGCAGCTGATTGTTTATCCAATCAATTACGGCGCAAGAAATGAATTTAAATGGCTTAATTCTTATGTATTAGGCCTTACAAGAATATTATATACTGAATTAAACTATGACAAGCCGAAATTTAAAGTCAGTATGCTTAGTGACTTAAAGAAAATATATTTTAGCGCGGTATATGCAAGGCAAGAGGGTATTCAAAATAATGACAGTTCATTAATGATGGACAAAAATATGAACGGGCTTTCATTCGCCGAATTGAAAGCAAAATTTATGCCATATTATGAAAAATATCATGCCATATATGAGAAAAATAAAAGAGAATATATAGCTGCAAATAAGCATACGGAACAAAAAGAAAAATCTAAACTTGGGATGGCGGAAGGCGCTATATATGACGGCG